CCTTGATCGTTGATGTTCTCGTCATCAAGCAAGGGCAGATACTGGTACATCTTCATGGTTTTACCCATGTGCTTAGGCATGGAGCGTACATTGGCCAGTTGGCCGAAATGCTGCTCACGACGCATCTCAATAAGAGCGCGTTTTTCATAAACATCAGTACGGATCTGAGTACCGACTTGCGACTCATCACCACCGGCTGGATCGTTATATTGTCTAGGCATAAAATTTCCTTACTTACATGAGTTGATCGTTGTACTGTTTTTCATACTCTTCATCAGACATAGCCAACGGGTTGATGTCTGGAGCCTTAACAGCAGGTTTAGCTTTAGTGGAGCTTGCAGCTCGCTTCTTACTTTTTAGGGCTGGGTTATCGATGGCTTTTCGAGCGGAGACAACTTTCTGCTTAGCAGGTGGCGCTGACTCTTGGCTTTCGCCAGTGGAGACAAACTTGCCTTGCTTGTGCATTGCATCGCCGGTTTGCGAATAAGCCTCGTAATCTGAAAGCCCTTTTAAGCGACCTAACGCACGTTCACGTTCAACCTCATTACTGACCTGCTCATAAATTCCACTAGCTACGTGGTCATTGATTACAGTTAGCACTTGGGGGTTGTTAGCGATCGTTTGCTTACTTGCTTCGTCCCACTTATTGCTGACAACGCCAATGGTTTTTGAATAGGTCGGTGAATCTGCAATAGATTCCAGCACCTCGTCCAGTTCCATCTCACGATCATCTACATTGTAAGTATTGGGTTTGTAGTCGCTGTCGGCATCGGTATCCACATCTAAGGGATCGACGCCGCTGTCTTTAATTAACTGCTTAATAGCACCTGGATCTTTCTTATGTAGATCGATCAGGTAATTCAATTTGCCTTCGTCCAGGAGACCATTGTTCTCCAGAAGTTTTACGGTCTTCAAAGATGGCTTTAAACCTGCCATCTTCTTGTTGTAATTGGCGCCCATTTTCATGAGCTGCATGGCTTCGTCTGTATTCTTGACTTGCATTTCCTTACCGTTTGCACGGAAGGGAGCCATCAACTTGTTGTATTCAGTTTCGTAATTAAGGGGTTCAGCTTTCTCTTCGGTTGTATCAGCCTTGTCTGCTTCTTCACCAGGTTCAGTCTCGGCAGTCTTATCGGCTTCAGGGGCGCCCTCTTCAGCCTCACCCTCGCTTTCTGACTCGGCAGCTTCACCTTCTTCTTCTTCTGTTACATCCTCCGAGTCAGAGGCCTCTGCTGTCGCGCCGGCCTCATCCTCGTCGGTATCCGTGTCTTCTTCCTGGTCAGCTTCTGGGTCGTCGTTTTCAACAGCATCAGCTTCGGGCTCAACAATTTCTTCAGCTTCAAAAGCATTCGGGTCCAGCTTTTCAAACTCGCCGTCAGACATACCCAGTGGAGAAGTATCTTGCTCTTGGTTATTGTCTTGAGTTGATTCTGGCATTAGTCAGCTTCCTCGTTACGCAACTCTTCAAGTGACAACTCACACTCAACAATGGCTTCTTTTGCCATAGTGGCTTTGTGTTCAATTACGGTGAAGAACTGAGCCAATGAACCAATAGCGTCGATGTCCCGGATAATGCTTGCCTGGTCTGTAGCAGCCTGCATTCCTGGGGTAGATTTCAGATGAACAAGCCGCACTGCTTCTTTAGAGAAGTAGCCGTCAACAATGATTCGCTTAAAATCTTTGTTATTTTTAAGTCGAGCGAGAGCCTTACTAAGGTCCACAAACTCTTTGGCTTCTTTCATGTTCAATTCAATATCGTGTACTTCGCTATGGCTCATAATGATCTCTGATAAGTGGTTAATGTATTACTGTCATCTACCTTGTAATAAATGACAGTAATACAACTTGAATTATTTATCCTAAATTTTTTAACTACCTCTATTTAAGTAACTTTTTAATTCTTTACGGTCTTCATCCTGTTTATCCAGTTCGTGATCCAGTAGTTTTAGTTTTCCCTGGCTACGGGCCTGTTCACCACTCTTCTGTAAATCACGTTCTTGGGTAACACCGGATTCCTGCTCGACGTAATCAAGATTCTTTTTATCGGTATCACTTTGTAGGTTCTCTGCCTTAGCACCGGTTTCCTGGGCTTTGCTCATATCAAGCCGAGCTTCGGCATTGTTTTCAACTGCCTTAGATTTTGTTTCTTCGATCTGAGCGCGTAACAGTTCAATCTCAAGTTTCTGCTTCTCTTCTTCAAAGGGATCAGGCTTGGGCTCGTACTCTTCGAGTTCTTTAACCAGGTCTGGCATTTTGCGAAGGCGGGCAATGTTGATCAGGATCTTGAGCACGATGCTGAAGTCCACTTTATTGCCCAGGGTTTGTAGCATGAAGGCCATCTCTTTGGCCTTGTTGTCATCTTCCTCAGCGGTTGAGATCGACAGCTTCAGGTCGTACTCTCCGGCCAAGTCATCACGACGAATAGCAACAAACTCATCGTTGGTAATTCGTACAACCTCTTCCTCGTCCAGGAACTCGGCATTCATGCTGATGAACTTGCGACCAATTTCAACGATGCCGGCAGACAGGCGCCGTAGAATGCCCAACTCACGCTTGGAAGCGGCGTCCAAAGCACCGCGTACACCGGCCGCTACATCGCCCATGGCCTCGCCTGAAACGCCCTGACTGAACGACTGGACGCCTGTGAGAGAGTCAGCTTCCTGGTTCTGCTGCTGCAACATGAACTGTGCAGAGTTGGGAATCTCCGGGTAGGTGTGCATGAACATACCCAGCCGTGGATCAACGTTGCCGTTGTACTCATAGTCTTGGCCGTTGCGGAATCGGCGCTTGTTAACCGCATCCAGAGCGTCCTTACGGGTACCAACCTGACCGTTGGCAGAGCGACCCATAATGTCGATCATGCCTCTCATGGTGGCGCCCAGAATCTTCTGGTTGTCTTCCAACAGGGCACCGTCCGGCTCGCCGTGGATCGCTTTACGTTTTGGTAGGTATTGAACAATGACAAACGGCAGCTTCTGGTCCGGGAAGGGGTTCTCCTCCATACGGATCATCGTGTCGCCTACCCAGGCAGCCACAATCGGCTTGACGATGCCCGAGCCATCAATGTCCCAGAAGCCCCAGTATTCGTGGACCACCATCTTTTGGCGGGGCTTGTCGGCAAAGGTGAAGTTGCTTTCGTTATCTGTGGCATGGTCTGACTGAGCCAGGGGTGATGCGTTGCTCACAACAATCCTGTCCAGGTTTTTGTATTTACCGTCTTTTTTCAGTTGCGAAAGCGACGACTCAAAGCTGTAGATAACAAAGCCCGCTTTATCGATGTCACCGTTACAAGTGGGATCGATAATCACATTGCGGAAGTCGCAGACTTCCGCTGTTGGGTAGTTCTTCAAAGTACGGGTCAGCTCTTTTTTGCTTGAGCCAACAAGAACAGCCTGAATGGGTTCCCCAGAAGCTATCGCCGTTTCATGGGCTTCTTGCAGCTCGTCCGGGACTTCAGAATAGTACTCACCCGGGTTTTCCTTTTTCATCTGAGCCAATTCTGCGTGTAATGGCGCATACTCAGGATTAACCACAAACTCGTAGTCGTCAGTTACTTCTTCGTATTTTTCTTCTTCAAATTCCCAACCAACACGACAAATAATCGTACCTTCGTCAACACCGGTACGTACATACTCATCGATGAATTTTACTTTCTTCATACGAGTATTAAATTGATTGTTAAGTAGCAACTGATTTTGAATTGAACCTGCTTTATCTTCCCAAGTAACGGGGGAAACCTGAAACATTTCTGCTGTACTTAGGAATGGCTCAGACAATGCAGCGTAGCGCCACTCAGCTTGTTTACGAATGAGCTTTGGTACAACTTTAGATCGGCCCTCTGCTGTTTTAACTTTAGCTTTGCCTGTGATATTCAGGTTATCCAAATAACCGTCTACAGTGCTGACTTGGGTATCATGATCATTACGGGATTCAGTCAGATCCTGTTTAAGCTCTAACAAAGTGGGTTCTTTTTCCCATTTAGTAAGCGATGGCGTTTCTACTTCATCGTCTTTAGTATACTGTTCAGCTTCATTCATAAGTGGGCAGCCAAGGTCATGTACAATTCAGTACATGGTATGTATTTAAATTAAGGAATTCACAAATGAATATTAAGCCATTACATGAAGGCTTTAAATGCCCCACTAAAGGATCAGATAAATCAGGTGGGTATGATTTATATATGCCCGAAGGTGGTGAGGTTTATCACTACATTGAAATAGGCTTAAAAGTCGGACTGGGTTTTGCCGCAGAAATCCCTGAAGGTTATGTTGGTCTCATCCTGCCCCGCTCAGGTAAAGGCGTGAACCACGGTCTTGAGCTGAACAATACAGCAGGTGTTATCGACGCGGATTACCGTGGTGAATGGGTGGTCTCCATGCGTATGAAGGATCAAGGTAGTCTTCGTTGGAAAGCCGGTGACAGACTTTATCAAGTATTAATCGTGCCAGTTGCATCGTTGGATATGCAGGTTGTCGAGGAACTGGATGATACTAACCGTGGCC